TAAAACCGTCCAATGTTGGACAGAAATAGGAGAGTAAAATGTGGAAATTAAGCTCAACACATTCTTGTTTTGCTTGGGGAAGCACGACAGATTTACATTGCAATGGTTTATTTTGTGATGCAAAATCTGATGCAGATGCATGGTGGAATACATGGATGGGTGCGAGAAATGTACATCGTACTGTGTCGGTTATGTACAATCCGCAAGGCGATGTCGTTAAGGTATCGTTTGCGTAACAAACTAAAACCGTCCAATGTTGGACAGAAAATGGAGAATTAAAATGATAGTAGGCAGAAAATCTATGATAAGTGGTGTCAAAACCGAAATGGATATTGATGTGACTGAAAAGCAGATTACATTGTGGATGGAAGGTGCGTTAATACAGGACGTAATGCCCAACTTGACACCGATAGAACGTGAGTTTATCAAAACAGGTATGTCACCGATGGAACAGGCTAAAATGTTTCCTGTGTTGTATGACGATGGAGAGTATTAAATGAAATACATATTACACAATGCAACGGCAAAGGGATTGCGTCTTATAGTAAATAAGTCGTGGCCCAATGTCAGAGATAAAAAACTTGACGATTTAGTAAAGTCATTTCTTGTAAAAGACAGGAAAAATAGTAAACTTGACAAGTAAATCGTTTGGTTATATAACTAAACTAGAAATTAAATAAGAGATTACACTACCCAACTTTAACATAGCTAAAAGGAGAAACTTGCTATGACTATCACAACAAAAATTAATAACCGCCCTGTAGTAAAATCAACTAACCCTGAGTTGTATGTCAACCATACATTTCACATGAAAAAAGCAGTTAAGTTTACGTACAACTATTCTGCAGTGGATGATTACGTTGCAGAAAACTGGCCTACTAATTCAATAAAAGCTATGGCTGATGATCTTAATGAGTACCCCAACCGTATTGCGTACAGAGTACGGATACTAAAAGCTGTAGGTCTTATTGAACACAAGACAAGTAACCACAAGCAAGGTAAACTTGCCAAGCAGTACAAGGTCTTAATGTCTGAGGCTATGGCAATTAAAAAGCAAATGGAAGGGTAGGTATATGGAGTATATACTCAGAGTAAATAAAGCACAGGTAGACTTTATCATTTCGGAATGTAAACTTAATCTTGAATACGGTGATTACTTTTATGTCTCTGACGATGAAGGGGTTGACAAATTATCATCTAGTGATACAACTTATCTTGTAGACGTAACCAAGTTACTGCACAGTAGCGTAGAACTAAGGGAAAAAATACAAAGTTATGGTACTGATGCAGAATAAAAGCAAGTACACAGTGTATGATGGCAATGGTAAAGTTGTCATCATATCACACAACAAAAGTATATGTATTGCATATGCTAAATCAAAATTGATGGGATAATGACATGGAAAGTGAAGTAGATTTTAATAACATTTATATAACTCACAATGGGGTTAAGGTATCAATAGCACAACATAGGGATGCTGACCCACTAGCAACTAAATATCAAGAGGTAGGTATAGGTGAACCAAATGCTTTCATGCCTATCATAAGATATGGTTCTACATTGGATGAATTAATTACTGCTTTGCAGAAAGCAAAAGATAGAATAGAGCAAGGATCAGACAATGACTATTAAACAGAAATTTGAAGAGGCTTTTGATGCCATAAAAAACTCTTACATGTTTATGTATGAAGATAGTGAGACACTTTACTTTAAGCATACAATAACTCGTGAATATATTAAGGTTCAGAAATGAAAATTAAACCAAGAATAGGGGTTGTAAATCCTGTGGCAAAGGCTATGCTACAACTACGTAAGCCACCACAGGTAGTACCACCTAAGAAAGGTAACAAAGCTAAACGTAACCGCAAACAGGAGAACTACAATGCGATACGAAATGAAAAACTTTATTAAGACTACCAAGAAAAAACCGTCCAATGTTGGACAGTATGAAAAGAAAGATGATTGGAAACGTGAGCGTAAGCTGGCACGTAAAGCGAAACAAAGTCTACGTAGAAAGGTAGCCTAATGTTATATTCATATTTAATATACCAACGTCCACTTGATGAAAAAGTTATTAAGCACATACAGAGTGGAACAAATGAAAGAATGTCTAACGCATACTTTGACTTGATGCATATGAATGGCAATACAAGTCCAGAAAATACAGTGTACACAGGGTTCTTGTATAATTTATATAAACCTACTATGTTTATGCAGTATGCAGGTAGTGAGAAAAGTCTTGAGAGTACCAGACTTGAGGCTATCTTTGCTGAGGGCAATGGTATTGATTGGAATGTTAATGGACAGGACAATCCATCACCTATTAAAACTACCCATCTGATGAAGCATTATAGCCTATCGGTTGGTGACATTGTTGTTAATATACTAGACAACATAGCATTTGTGTGTATGCCTACTGGCTGGCATGAATTAGAAGAGACTACGTTAGAACTTAATATATCATAAAGGAGTACCAACACATGACTAAAGATACTAGACAGCCGTGGGAGATTGCACGTGATGAACGTGACGCAGCACGCAATGAAGCGGCAAACAATCTACTGCCAATGCAAGTTGCCCACTTAAAGAAAGTTATAAAAACTATTAGGACATGTGACTTTGAACTACATGAGTCTTATGACCTTAGTGTATATAGTATGAAATGTATTGATGGTGCTGAGTGGCAGTTACGTGCAGCCTTTCCTCAGTTGTATCAAGAAATTTCAGATGAAATGGAATGTAATTGCGAGGATTAATAACATGAGTGTAATGGCATATGAAGTAACGTTAGAAATTGATGGTGTTGATTCTGTGATCACACTTGATGATACATACCCTGCGGTGCGTGATTGGGTGACAGCTACGGAGTTTGCCATTCACTTAGTTCTACATGACAGTCCAGATTCACAGGTTGACTTCTTAGATTGTGCAGAGTATGAACATGCTGAGTATAACCAATGGGGATACATACATGAGGCTCCACTCACATTACAGTAATGATGATGGCAAAGACGATGACCCGTGTGATGATTGGTCACACAATCCAATACCTAAACCAAAGGATAACAACAAATGAAGCTATACACTAATGACAAAGGGCAATGGGCTGGTACTCAGGCTGATGCACGTAAGCAGCTAGGCAAGGTTAGACGTACAGTTGAAGTACCAGTAGATAAAGCTAACCTTATGGCGTTCTTGAATGACAACAAGGTAGGTGCTGTAGAAGTACAGTCTGAGCCTAGTGTTGAGCCTACGTCTGAACTACTATCACCTCAAGCTGCAAGCTGGGTAGCGTGGTCACTTGACACATTGAAACGAGGTGATACAAGAGAGGCTGAAGCTATGCTAGTAAAAGGCTTAACAATACAAAAAAGTTTAATAGGAGATAACTAATGCTTAGTGCAGCATTGATGTGCCTTGCCCTTAATGTATACCATGAGGCTCGTAGTGAGCCAGTGGTGGGGCAGTATGCAGTGGCACATGTAACAATAAATAGGGTACAAAGTAACAAGTGGCCCAACGATGTATGCAAAGTCGTGAAGCAGGGCTACCACAAGGGACGCCACAGGTGTCAGTTTAGCTGGTACTGTGATGGTAAGTCCGACAAACCCTATGAAGAACTTGCATGGGCTAAGTCATTGATAGTAGCTGACAATGTACTGTCAGGTAAAATACTTGATATAACTTATGGTGCTACGCACTACCATGCACGATACGTTAGGCCGTACTGGTCCAAGAAATTACTGAAGACTGTGGCTTATGGGTCACATAAATTTTATAAATAAGTCTGGGTAATAGTATAGGTGGACATACCACTACAACTATGGCACAGTTGCCGTACACACAAACATAAGGAGAACAATATGCCGTTTGATATTCCAGAATTTTTAGACTTCGATGTAGCCTTTGAACCTACTAGGTTTAAGGAAAAGAAGTATGTTATCAATCAAGATACAGCAGAACCTATTGGTATTGTAGGTAATTCATTTCAGTGTGCATCACATGGAGATTTCTTTCGTGGTGTCGTTGACACTGCAAGTGAAACACTAAATGCAAATGACCTAGAAGATGCGGATTATAGCTTTAGGACTGCACGTAATGGTGCATGGGCTATGCTCGACATCACATTACCTAACGTCACAAGGACTATTCAAACAGATAAGTTTGAAACCTCTGTTAAGAACAGGATCATCAGTCTTCATGGACTTGATGGATCATGCAGCAACCAAGTATTCTTTGGTGCTATTGATGACTTCTGCCTAAATGGTATGATCAGTGGTGATCACGACAAGGTACGTAAAAAGAATACATCTAACTTTACGATGGCTAACTTTATCTACGAGTTAAATCGTGCAAGGACTGACTTCTATACTCATGCAGAACAGATGCAGGTGTGGGCATACACAGATCTCAAGTACGTAGATGTAAGTTCTTTGCTTGATGATATGCTAGGGTCTAAGCGCAAGTCTGAGAAGATGTACAGCTTGTATATGCAAGAGGCATCGACTCGTGGACATAATAAGTTTGCACTGTATAGTGCCATGACTAACTATGCCACGTATGCAGATGAACGTAATGGGTTCAATCTTAGGAACACTGGCAACGATACACAGGCTACGTCCATGTGGTCACGTGAACAAGAGGTATCTAAGTGGGTCAGTGATGACAGGTTCCGTATGTTAGAGGCTGCTTAATGTTTACCGCTTGGTTCCAAGAAGAACTAAACATGAACCATGAACCTAGTCTCAATCATTGGGCTAGGGTCATGGCAAATGAAGACATAAAGAATGGAGAGGAAACCTATTGGGACTATGCATATGAACAGGCATGGCATTGGTTAGATGCAGAATATAATTACAATTATGAATACAGAGGGGGTGTATATTAATGTCTAAGCTACCACGCTACGTACAAGAAAGGGTGTCACCTAAGGGTGACATCTCCTACCGCTTCAACCCACCACAGTTTCTTGTAGATGAGGAAGTAGTTGTACGAGAAGAATGTGGTTCTGATCTCAAACAGGTGCGACAAATTGTCAAGGTACATAACGATGCAATAGATACGTATCGTGCTGAGTTGGCAAAGGTTGTACAAATAAAGTCAAGCAGCAGGGTTACAGATCTTATTAACTTGTACTATCAATCTAATGATTTCAATATGTTACGTCCTAATACTAAAGTGGATTACAGATATTTCCTTACGGTTCTCCACCAAAGTTTAGGCACACGTAAGTACGAGTTGGTGACATCAAAGATGGCAAAGGCTACGTATGAGGAGTGGGTCAAGCGTGGCATTAGCTTTGCTAACCATGCAGCTACCTGTGCCAGTAGGGTGTACAACTATGCAATTAAGATGGAGCATACACATCAGAACCCTTGGTCTAAGATCGAAAGGTATAGCACACCGCAACGTAAGATAGTGTGGAGACATGAGGATGTTGTCAGGTTTCTTGATTATTCGTACAGCGACTATGAGTACAGAAGTATTGGCTTGATAGTACAGATGGCATACGAGTGGTGTCAGCGTCTGGGCGATATGAGGACGTTACAGTGGGGTAACCTTGATTTGGCTGGTAGGGTACTCAAATTAGAACAAAGCAAACGTAGGGCTACCATAGAGCTTCCTATATCAGAAGAACTAACTGACATGTTGTCTGATCAGAAGGAACAGTTTGGATTCCAACCTTACGTAGCACCTCATCCAAGGCCAGTAATGGGTGAGTACCAACCGTATGCAATGGAGCGTCTGTCAAAGGTAGGACGTAGGGTAATGAGGCTGGCTAAACTGCCAGAGGAACTACGACTTATGGACTTACGTAGGACAGGGGTAACACAGATGATTGATAAGGGTGTACCAATGGGTCAACTTATGTCAGTGACAGGACACAATCATGTGTCTTCTGTGAAACCATACATGAAACATACGTACCATGCTGCAAATAATGCCTTGACACAGAGAAACGTTCGTGTACAATCGAGTGGTAACGAGTAACATAGAAAGTGATATAACATATGAATATAAATAATATTATAAGTGATCTATCACTAGTAAATGGTGAGACAAAACGTATGACTTGTCCTTCATGTAATACTAAGAACACTTTTACTATCACAAATAATATGGGTTCTATCGTATGGAATTGTTACAAAGCTAGTTGTTCAATGTCAGGTGGTACACGTACATCACTGACTGCAGACGATATACGTAAGTCTATTGGACCTGTTGCAGAAGAGACACATGTTTCAACTTTCTCAAAACCTGATTGGTTTGTAAGAGACTATCAAAAGATTGAGTCATTCTGTGAGGAGTGGCAGCTAGATGCACAACACTTAGGGCTATTGTACGATGTAAAGGAACATCGTGTGGTGTTCCCTGTTGTACATGGTGGAGTTACAGTGGACGCTACAGGCAGATCCTTGGGTAAGAGAATACCTAAGTGGAAACGTTATGGAAAAAGTTACTTGCCATACGTGTCAGGCTGTGGTAAAACTGCTGTAGTTGTTGAGGACTGCATAAGTGCTGCAGTTGTAGGTGATAGTGATGGATGTGTCGGGGTCGCAGTGTTGGGTACGTCACTATCAAATGCACATAAGGAATACTTATCGCAGTTCTCAACGGCAGTAATTGCACTAGATCCTGACGCACTACCCAAGACCCTGCAATTTGCCAAAGAACTACGTGGCTACGTTGACAACGTCAAAGTGCTACGACTAACAGACGATTTAAAATACAAAGAACCTACCGACATACAAAACCTTTTAACACTAGGAGATTAACAAATGGAACTATCACTTATCCGTAGCCTTATGGACAAGGAATTTTATGACGATCACAAAGGGGCTAGATGTCCTGACCGTTTGTTCAGTAAGGATGTACGTAAAATAAAACAGGCCATTGACTCAGCTATGACACGGTATGAACGTACCGTTACACCTGCAGAGATTGAGGCACTGTTCATGGCAGAGAACGCCACACTCACTACCGCCCAACGCCAAGCATACAGCGCACTGTTTGGGCAGGTAAACAAGCAAGATGTAATGGGCAGCGACATAGCACAAGATGTGTTGTCGAAACTATTTCAACAGGTAATAGGTGAGGACATTGCTAACCTTGGATTTGATTATGTCAATGGTAGCAAAACAAGTCTTGATCCTTTACGTCAAATGCTTGAGCAATACTCAGATGATTTTACACCTAACCTAAAGGTTGAGTGGGAAGATATAGACCTTGAGACTATCCTTGCCATGACTGACCTTGAGTCACAGTGGACATTCAACATACCTACGCTGACACGTAAGATTGAGGGCGTCAATGCTGGTCACTTGATTGAGGTAGGTGCTAGACCTAACACAGGTAAGACTTCGTTTCATGCCAGCCTTGTAGCTGGACCAAAGGGATTTGCTTGGCAAGGTGCTAAAGTAATTGTACTGTGCAATGAAGAAGGTTATCATCGTGTAGCACACCGATACATTACAGCCGCTACAGGTATGGACAAGCATGAGATTGTTAGAAACAAGGCAAGTGCTATGGCTACGTTTAATAAAATACGTGATAAGATTATGTTCAAGGATGCCACAGGTCGTGACATGAATTGGGTTGAGTCCGTATGTAAGTCATACAAACCTGACATAGTTATACTAGACATGGGCGATAAGTTTGCCCGTACTGCAGGGTTTGCAAGACCTGATGAGGCACTGAAAGCTAATGCAATACAGGCTAGGCAGATTGCCAAACAACATAACTGTGCTATGTTCTATATGTCACAGCTATCTGCAGAGGCAGAAGGTAAGATTGTATTGAACCAAGCCATGATGGAAGGATCACGTACTGGTAAGGCGGCAGAGGCTGACTTGATGATTATGATTTCCAAGAACCCACCAGTAGAAACTACTGACCATGAGTCAGAAGATACACAACGACACATTAACATTGTTAAAAACAAACTGTCGGGTTGGCATGGTATTGT